GGAGCAATAACAAATTCAGATTCTATAAATTCTTCTGTATTATCAGAAAATGGAATCTGTTCAAGAGGTGATACCAATACCCAATTTAATGTATCAATAATTTCATCATCAGTATGAGAACGATAATAAACATCAATGAATGTATTTGATGGTCTATTCATATCAAGGAATAGTCTTATCTCATCAGAAGTATCTTTAAGTTTGACATTCTTGGTTAGATATTTTGTCAATACAGACCCACCCTTAGCCGCTGTCTCTGCAATAAAATTCTCTACTATATTTTCACCCGAAGAAGGATTAGATGCAACAGGATTATCTATACGATTTTGAATATTAATTACAGAGCATCTCTCCAAATCAATAACAGGTGATACATAATCAGATGAAGATGTCAATGCACCTCTAAGTGAAAATGTCTTTAGATTAGAATTATCAGTAGATGCTATTACTTTTGGGTCTAAGACACTAAAATTTCTATTTACAATAATAGGGTCATATGATGAAGCAACCGCATATGGTGAAATGGCTGTGTTCCCAAGAGAAGCACCAGATGCCATTCGAACACCCCATGTCGTATTAGTAACCGAAAAATTTAATTGTGATACACTGGGATAAAATACATTGAATATATGATTTTCTGTAGCATATGCATCTTCGCCACCAGCAATCCCGGTTCCAGTGGCATTAGTAGTTGCAACAGTAATTACATATGAATCCTGTTCTACTTTACCTACCGTATGTATCTTATTAATTTCTGTTATAGGAATACCATTCATAGCTGCTGGAGATCCTATTCCAGCAACACCAGATATAGTTACATCAGACGTAACTCCACCCACAGTTTCCATGAACCCATGGTTTTTCTGGAATACACGAATTTCTTTAGAACCACTTTCGGTTCTAAGCGAATTCTTGCCCAACCTTATTGATGGTAATGCACTATTTTCTAGAACAACACTACTACTAGCGTTTATAGTGAACTTGGCACGATTCATTTGAAATTTAAGATCTTTATTCTGGTCAGGTGTCCATGTCGAGGCATTCTGAGATTTAAACATCACACCTGCGTATGGCTGCTTGGATATTCTCTTCCCACTCGTGAAATCATCACCACCAATTTCAGCAAACCATGCTTCGTAATCAGTAGAGTTTGCCATCACCACGAAACAATATTCCTGTCCTGACTGTAAGTATACAGGACTAGGGAAAGTGAATTTAGTCACTTTAGTTGGATCTGGATTTGATGTTGTTAGGTCCACGACATTTACTGCACTGGGCAACAAGGTGACCTCTGAGAACGGTAACACCGTAGGAGTAGGTAATCCCTGATTCATTTCACGAATCTGAACTGTTATTGGAACAGTTGCGGATTTTGTATGAAAGAATAAATCCAGAGAAGTTATGAATGCCCCATATGGATGTTTCTCAATATCCAGTAAGAACGATTGCGCCAGTGGGTCCCACCATCTGGTGGCACTGGTGACTGAGGTATTAACTACTACCCTATCTTCAAATACCTGCCGCTGTTCAAGCATTGGCACCCTAGTAGATATCGTAACATTTTCTTTGGTCTCAATAAGTCCTTTAGCAATATACGAAGTAGATGCATATGTAGTTTCTAAGGATTTATCATTACTACTATTATCAGTCAGTCTAAAGATTCGAGTTCCTGTTTTGAATCTTACAGTGTCATTACCACTGCTGCCTGCTTTATCTGTATTTGGAATCCAGAATGAACCAATAATTTCTCCTGAACCATTAGTTTTTAATGCAGTAGACCCCTGTGGGTGAGCAGCATCACCTGTGCCAGGAGCAGTTGCCCCATAATTGGTGGTCATTTGTGCTGCAATTTGTACCTCTGTTCCAGTAAAATCTACCTGTGTGGTATCTTCACGGGCCCACGAACTGATATTAACATTATCAAGGAAAGCATACATCACTGTATTAGGTCTTAACCTAGTTGCTTTAAATGATACATATCGAGAACGAGTAAATGGTGAGAAATTGACCTCAACCACACGGTCTCCGAGATTAGTGAGCATGGTATCAGGGGCATTGAAGGTTTCAATACCTGTCCGACTCTGTTCTTGAGTCGTTACAGTGGTAGTAGTTGTCCTACTCCAGTTTCCACCGCCAGTGGTAACAGAAGAAGCATCTACACCAGTCCAATTAGTTTCCCAAGAATTCCAATTAGTGCCCATGGCATCTGTGGCATTGACAATAGACATCATTGCATCATAAATGCCAGTTTGATTTACCATCACTTGAGGTCTGGTCACAGTGTCACGCCACTCATCAGTAGATGGTGATAGTTCTACTGCTCCTGTCCAATCAAATACTTCATATGGATTTACATTGATTTGTCCTGAAGCCTTATTTTGATTGAATAAGGATTCTTCTGCATATGGTAGCGTTATTATATCACCTGTCTTAGTGACATTTGTATTGTTTGTATTTAAAGCATCAAATTTTAACTGAGCGTTCTTTTCTGCGAATAATGGACGCATACGATGATTAGCTCTATCCATAGAAACTCTATATTCTGGGGATAATACATTACCGCCAGAATGAGTGTTAAATGAATCTACTAAGAAACCAGACTTTAATCTATTAAGACCATTAGTATCGAATACATCCTTATTAGAGGCTTCTGCTTCAAGAAGTGAAAGAGATGTATAATATTCAAGTCCATCAATCCTCTTCTCTAATTTGCCGATATCACGCATAGTGTATCGTCTATTGTCTATTAGAGTTATATCAACTTCAGTAGGATCTATAGTATATGCACGAACAGCTAAATGATATAATATCATTGCTTCTTTAGGTGAATCAGGTAATTCTGGTTCTATTGCTGATACGCCTTTTATTATACCAATTTCACCTTTCGAATCTATAAACAATTTATCAATACGATTAAGATAATATTGTATATCTGTAGTGAATGTTGAAGAAGTTTTGGGGCATACAGCAAGAACAGCACCAGTGCCATCAAACCCAACACCACCATCTTTCATTCTAGGACGAAAATCAATCGCAGAACGTAACTCTACTATATCACCATTATTGGGTGACTGGAATGATGGGATATCTTCATATGCTACTACACCAGTATAACTATCAACAGAAAAGAAATCACCAGCCCCATGTGTGAAGAATGAATACTTTATCAATAATTTACCAGTAGGAACAAAAGCACTTCCTACATTCAACTTTAATTTAGATATGTCATAAAAATTATCTCGCTGACCACCATCTAAATGATAATGTTCTTTAACGTCTGTGTCAGTAGAAACTGCGTTAGTAGAAAAATCTGCTGACATGTATACTGCAAGCAATTCGTAACCATCAGCGTGTTGCAGTTGGATATCATCAGTTTTATTAGTCGAACCAGTAGATGGATCAAAAGAGAATGAATTCTGATTTGGGTTGCCCTGTGCATCTGTTAAACTTTTTGTCTTATGTTTAACTACTCTTTGAGTTCCGCCAATCAATTTAACTGTTTTACCATCAAATGATGATAAATTATTAATCTCAACTCTTTGGTTCTGATTTGAAAATGTCAGGTCCCCTGATGCAATAGGTATCTCTACACCAGAACCGGAGCCTGTTGTTGTTTGGGTCAGTATCCACTCTCTCGAATCAAAGGCATGAAATGTTTCTTGAACATCATTACCAATAGAAGGAATAGTATCAAATACTGCTTTACCGGCTGCCACAGAAGATGTTCCAATTTCCTTCATTGTGTGGTAAATGTAATTAAAATTGGCAGCTTGCCCTGCCACAGTCTGAGAATCACATGTCTTGACTCTCTGAAATGGCATCTTATATATTAAGGTGCTACGGGTAGGATCTTTTATGATTGCTCTTGAAACTGGAGTAACTACACCAGGAACTCCCACAAGGTCAAGAACAATATCCGCTTTAAATTCGGGCGTATCAGCAAATTGAAATGATTTAGCATCTTCAAATTTTTCGCCAGAAATCATTTTGATATCGAACATCCATATTCTATACACAGCAGTTGCTGCGGGTGATGCTACAGCAGCTGCGATTTTCTCAATGGAACGAATTCTAACTGTTCCTAATTGAGTGGCACCCGACTGAGATGCTACTACAGCATTATATATTTTAGTATCGCCAAATGTAGAAATATCTGGCATACCTTGCATATTATTAATATCAATATAATTACCAATGTTTATTGGTAATGACGCTGCAGAAAACAGAGCAGCATCTCGTGCCCTATCCATATCTGTTACGATTGTAGATAGAGTTTCAATTTCATATCCCTGAACATATGCCTTTGATGGTTCAAGTCCCACAGATAATTTGGCACTATCTGAGGCATGATCTGTAATATCAATTGGGAAATGTCTTACGGTATAATTTCCCGATTCATCAAATGTACGACGAGCAAGTGTCTGTTCAACTATATTATATTCTGTAGTACGAACCTCTTTAATAATAACACCATTATCAATCTGGATAAGAAGAACAAAATCATCATCCGTTCCAGCAATATCAACACCGATATCCTTGGTAATTAATTCGGTTTTTATTTTATATCTATGTGCACCTGGTGCGGCATAGTTTGGTGTTCCGTTAGCATTATCATTGAGCGAATCATCTTCTGCCGAAGTTTCAATAGATTCTGTAATTTTTAGACCAATATCAAATGTAGGTATCTGTCCATACTTGGACAATACTAACTGGTCTGTCTGAACAACTACGAAATTTCCTTTAATGAAATAAATACCAGTCTGGAGAAATGCTACTGAACCAAGACCAGTGGCATCAGTGCCAGAAACATTCTCTACTACCATTGACATACCAGCACTGGCATTTCTTATGGTTTCTGTTTTTACGAATACTTGTTCATTACCTGTTCCTGAGTTTAAATACTGTAAGTATACAGTATCGGGGTCAGTCCCATCAGTGGCAGAAACCGCAACTACCATTGCTTCAAGTCCAGTAGTGGCGGCTGTTGCACCACTATTTGTGGCAGTAAAAACTTTTCCTACTAAATCAGTTAAGAATGTAGTATCAGAAATGCCAGATTTACTGGAAATTCTGATATAATCAACTTTAGTAGAAGCAGAAACATGACCAGGAATAACCATAGCCCCTTCTTTGAAGAGGTGGTTTCCCATCTGTGTGACTTGGTTTTGTAGGGTAGACTGTATTTGTGTCAGTTCACGAGCCTGCACAGCATGAGATGGACGAAACAGTATCTTGTGATATTTCTCTTTGGGAGAAAGCCCATCTGACGTTGCTGTTTCGAAATCGTCAAAGTATGGTTCTATATTAAACTTTACTGACATTATTCGTTCCCTTTATAGTTCTATGACAATCTTAATAGTTTCAATCTGTGACGCTGACCTTGTTACTGGTGCTCTATTTTCAAGAAAAATGTGGTCTCCTGAATATCTCTTTACTTCAGGATTAGTGAGAGCACTTACTTGCTTACCAGTATTTGTTCCACCTGCTGCTCTGATTTTATCAGCAGTAGTAAATGTGATAAAACCTGTTGCTTCTGTCTGGTGATATCTTAATTTACCAGTAGCAGAATCATAGTGGTCAACTATACCATGTGCTAGCGAAGAAGTGCCTTCGAACTCACTATCAACAGCAAACGAATCTCCTGTTGCTATGGTCAAGAATCTTTGAGCATTTAAGGTGTCTGCTGTAGCAATATTTCCTGTAGTGAAATCTATAGGGTTTCTGACAATACCGATTTGCCTGAAGTCGTTGTCTACGACGAAATCTCCATTCTGGTCATAAACCAACTGTGAATTAATTGCAACATAATGTGCTCTTAAATCGTTTCTTGGGTCGGCACCAAATCCACCGACAGGACCAATAACTGCTCTACATGTGGCACCAGCACCACCGCCACCACTTATAATAGCAGAAACTTCTGTGTAATTTAATCCTGCTTTATTTGCTTTAACTTTAACTGCGGTAACTACTTCGTTGGTTAGAATAACGTCAGCTTCTAAATTCCCATCACCATTACCAGTAAATGTGACAGTAGGGGTGCTTGTATATCCAGATCCACCAGCAGTCACTTTAATGTTATATACAGCACCATCTTTTGCGCCCTGTTGAACATCATATTGGTTCTGTAGTGCTATATCAGAACTGGTTCCTGGATTTGCTGCCAGGTATGTGGTTGGGATAAAGGCAGATGTTAAAAATTTGTTTGCAGCATTTGTTGATAAGGTATACATATATTTCCATATGTAACCATCACTAGAAGCATGATCAATAATCCCAGTGGTCTGTACACCGGCATCATCAGGATTTTTGGTAGAGGTTCCATCTGCCCGAAGACAGATATACACATGAAGATTATCTGTTATTACAAAATATTTTTTACCTTCAAGATTACCATCACGGTCATCATATTCAGCATATGCTGTTCCGTTTGTCCATTGATATCGAGGAGTGCACCAACTAACATCATCAGCATCAATTTTCTTCATACCCTGCATGTGCTGAGTAGATTCGAATAGTGTAGAGTACTGATTATCATATGGAGTATCGGGACTGGTATCTCCAGCTGCCCATGGTTCGCACCTACCCACATACATATAATAATTTGATGTTGTACTACTGACATCAGAAATTAATTTGTTTGCCATATCCAATCTGAATTGGCTAGTTATAATTGCTGTCATATTTCTAGACCCTTAATAAAATGGTTTTCTGATTATATTTATACTATTTATGGCACTTGTATGCCAGTAAAGTTTATTGAAAATGGTTTTTTAACACCAGCGGAAATAGATTTCCAATCTGCTTGTGCCGTATTTACGTTGGTCCCACCAGCACCACCACGTTGTGCTGTAGTAGTATTAGTAAATGTAATAATTTTGCTTAATGTGCCTGCTGCTAGGCTAGTCAATTCGGCCGCTGTGAGTGCTGTATTTAAATCTACTACTGAATCAGGAGTAATACTATCAGCATGTGTATATGTAAGTATTTTAGTTCCTGAAACTATTACGAAATTAGTAGTATCTGATTCTATGTTACCATCAGGTATTTTTGCATCCACATCTGCAAATGTAGTCGAACTCCAATTATAAATTCCCCCTGATAATTTGTATTTAAATCTATTAAAATACTCTCGCATTCCAAAGACTAAATGATGATGCTCAAATTTAAATGATAGATACATACCAAGGTTATTAAAGGTAGAAGCACCATTGGCACTTGGTATAACAATAGGTATAGGAAGACCACCTACTTGTCTGCCATGTTGAGTTTTTGCAAATACTCTATTGGTTCCAATCAAATAAATCGTAAGTAGTATTTCTCCAAAGAAAATGAACCCAGCAGGATGAATTAATCTATTAAATGCATTTTTCCACAAATCCGCATTACTACCAGTTCTAAGCACATAAGAAAATTTCTGGTAATAGAATGAATCCTGAAGTTTCTTTACATCAGATACAAATCCATCATGAACAGGATATGAACCAGAGGCATAGAGTTTTACTACTTTACCTACAGCCAAGGCAGATGAAAATTTTATTGAATATGCTAATTCACTAAGACTCGATATCCAATTATTAGCGTCATCTTTAGGGTCAGTGGTGCTGGTGAATGCTGATAAAGATTTATAAAATAGTCCATCACCTGGGGATTTGACAATATCATCAATGAGATATGATGTCCCAGTCGCCCATGTTGGAGGAACAAATCTTTTAACAGAGGTAATAGCATCTTCTACTCGAACATCATCCACATATATAAGGGGTTTATCAAATCTTAGTTTAAACCCATTATCATCTCTTCCACTAATAGTATCAGTAGCACTTCCTGTGATAGTAAAGATGTATGAAGGAGTATAGTTTGCGTGATTCAGCAAAATATCGTCAGTTTGGTCCGACCATCTCCCATCTGATGGTGAGAACAAATCATCTTTGGGAAAATATATTTCTACTTCATCATCATAAAAGAATCTAAAGAATGCCTTAATAGAATCCTTTGTGCCACGAGATCTATACAATTCTGTAAGATGCTTGTATAGCAATCTAGGTTCAGCAGTAAATTCACGGGGAACTGGTTGTCCTATTTCATTCTGGATTCTAGATAAAAACTCTTCACCAGTTAAATCTATATCTCTATTTTCTTCAATAGTATTAAGATAGAATAATGACTTATTTTCAGTTTCCATAAACTCTAGAAACTTTTGAAGAAAAACTTCTAAGTCAGGCGAATTATATGTAACATGCTCTGGCAGCGAAGTAGATACTTCACTTGATATATTAAATCTTGTAGAATGCTTATGCATTAGTCTTTCGAAGTAGTCGTGTAATCAATACCAGCAGATGTTCCACCAGTAATCATAGTGTCAACCTCACCAACAATAATGGCATCATCTGTAAGTATAGTTAATAGTTCATTACGATTTGGTGCCATGTCATGAGAATCTGGAGCCACTGTCACTTCAATATAATCTACGCTATCAACTATACTTGATGGGTTAAATCCATCAAGTATAATCTTGCCTTCTGATTCTAAAAGGTAACCAATATTATTATGGAGGATGTCGTCATTATCCGAAATAATTTTTACTATTCGTTTTCCATCAGTTCCTAATGTATCTTGAAGGGTACATGTCTTGGTGAGAAAAATGAATTCTGAAGAAGAAATAATAGATTCCTGAGAAGAGGTCTTGTGTAATGGAGCAGCATATACAAGTTCATACTTCACTTCTTTACCGAGTTGAGGCACGAATCGTTTCTTCATATATGACCGCATATATGAGTTTATGATAGAGTAATCAGTGGCATCTATTTGGGTAAGTATTTTAGAATACCTGAAGACACCATCGAACCGTTTCAATTCATTTTCCTGATATT